ACTTTTTACCAACACTAAATATTATAGCTTCTTCTAAAGCATCTGACCAATCTTTCTTAGATGACTATATTGAAACTAAGAAGAAAAATGAATCAAAGACAACATTAATCATTGATGAACCACAATGGGTAGTCGATGTAAGAAAACAAACAGGCACTTGGTTTAAAGTAGCCGTAGGTGATAGATTCCTACCAAATGAACTTATCCCAGATGGTGTTGATGAAGCAACATATAGAGAAAAGGGATATAACAGGATTATTTCAGTTCCAGCTACAGAAGCATACTTAGAAGCTTTCAAAACAAACATTGAATTAGCTTTAACAGATATTGCAGGTATTTCAACTGCTTCTGCTACTAAGTATATTTCAGGTATTTCTTGGAATGCTATTAAAGCTGATTATGAAAACCCATTCACAAAAGAAATTATTGAGGTTGGAAATAGTCCTGATGACTTTGCACAATATGCGAATTTCTTTGACCTAAGTAAGGTGCCTGACGAATGGAAAGCAAAACCTTTATTTATCCATCTCGACATGTCGTCTGGAAGTTTAGGTAAAGGAGACAAAACAGGTATTGCAGGTACTTGATTAAAAGGTAAATCTGAAAGTATTGAAGGTGAAGACATCTCAAGAGAGCTTTTCTATAGAGTAGCTTTCTCAGTATCTATCAAAGCTCCTAAGGGTTTCTCAATTAGCTTTGCAAAGCATAGAAACTTTATTAGATGGCTAAGAGACCAAGGCTTTAATATTAAAGGTATATCTTGCGATACTTGGGGTGGACCAATGATGCAACAAGAGTTAAAAACAGATGGCTTTGAAGTAAAGACTGTATCTGTGGACCGCGTTGATGCTAAAACAAGACAACAAAACCAATATGCTTATTTTAAGACTACTATGACAGACAGACGTATGGACGTTTATCATAAGTGTGACTTCTTAACAGAAGAAGTTTTAGGACTTGAAAAGCTATCTGATGGTCATATTGAACACCCTGACGCTGGTAAATCTGGTTCAAAGGACCAAATTGATGCTGTAGTAGGTTCTTTATGGAGTGCATCACAACATGCTGATTTATGTACTGCAACTATCAATGTAGCTAATAATTTAGATGCTATGCTTGAAGTAAACTCTGAGCAATCAGCAGCACAAAAAAAGCAGCAAATAATAGTTGATTTCCAAAACGAATTAGCTAAAATATATCAAGAGTTAGACAAAAACGAAACTGATAGACTATTTGATGATGACGATGATCCTGATTTAGCACAGGACTTAGCAGATATATCAGATGGAATATTATTTTTAGGATAAAATTAAATACAAATAAGGAGAAGCAAAAATGGCAGATGAAAAGGTTAGAAAACCAAGAGCCAAATCACCAAACCCATTAGCAGGAAGCCAAATTAAGTCTACTGTATTGGATAAAACGGTAAAAGCTGACGTTGACTTATCTAAGCAATTAGTTGATGAAGTGCTAGGCGGAACAAATATTGATTTTGCAGCACTTGAAAAGTTTACTACTATATCTAATGGCAGAGAACAAGTTTATGAGCTAATTGATACAATGGGAAGAGATTCTGCAGTAGCTATGTTATTAAAGACATTTGCAGGGTCAGTTTGTGAAGCAGCTGATAACGGTCATATTATATGGTGTGAAGCAAAAGATCCAAAAGTTAGTAAGTATGTAAACTACTTATTAAATATTATGAATGTAGATAAATACATTTATGGTTGGACTTATTGTTTATTAAAATATGGCGACGTTTATCTAAAGCTTTTTAGAGAATCAGACTATGAAGATGATTTATTTGGCCAACCAAAAACAAAGGGTGCAAGAGACATCCTAAATGAAGAGCTTGATAAAGAAACAGCAAGAGCACAAGGCTTAGACGAAAATATTATCTTATCAATGCACAATAACAACGATAAGTATAGCTATTATGTAGAAATGGTGCCAGACCCAAGTACAATGTTTGAGCTTACTAAATACGGCAAAACATATGGTTTCATTGAGGTTCCTAATACCAAGAGCTTAGGCTATGATTATTCAGAAGTAGTAAGTGCATCTTCAGGTATTACAGTAGCTAATTATAGAATGAAGAGTAATGATATTATTGTTCACCAAGCTGATGATTATGTACATGCTTACTTAGATGACAACTATACAAGATTCCCAGAAACTGTTCAAATCTATAAGAACAACTCAGATTATGACTCTGACCTAAATAGTATGGACTATACAGTTAAGCGTGGTAAATCTATTCTATATGATTCATATAAAACTTGAAGAGAAAAGACATTACTTGAAAATGCTGCTATCTTAAATAGAGTTACACGTTCAAGTATTATTAGACTTGTAGCTATTGATGTTGGTGATATGTCTAAAGAAAAGGCAAAAGCTACATTAAGATATGTTAAGTCTATGATAGAACAAAAGACAGCCCTAGTTACTGGCGAAGGTAGAACAGATGGTGGTGCCTCTGAATTTATTAACCCAGGTCCAGTTGAAAATAATGTTTATTATACAACACATAATGGTCAAGGAGCAATTACTATTAGTGCTGTTGGCGGTGATACTGAAGTTAAAGGTATTGCAGATATTGAGTGGTGGAATGATAAATTCTATGCTGCTTTTGGTGTTCCAAAACAATACTTTGGTTTCACAGATGAAGGTGGTGGTTTCAACGGCGGTACAGCTTTAACAATTATTTCATCTCAATTTGGTAAAAATGTTAAGATGGTTCAAAATGCTATTACTCAAGCTGTTACAGAAGCTATTAACTTAATGCTTATCAATAATGGCTTAGTAAGCTATCTAAATAACTTTGTGTTAAAGATGCAACAACCTATAACACAAGAAATGCTAGACTATAGAAAAGACTTAACAGATAGACTAAATGCTATTAGCAGTATGAATGCTTTATTTACAGATGTTGAAGACAGAGAAAGAAGATTAAAACTATTGAAGTATCAATTAGGCACATTGAATTATGGCGACGAAATGCAAGCTATTATTGATGAAGAAATTGAAGCTATCAAAGCTGCTAAAGAAGAAGAAAAGAATAACCCACCAGAAGGTGAAGAAGAGGGTGGAGCACCTGTTCCACCTAATGCTCCAAAAGAAGAGCCAGCTGGTGGAGCTGAGGACATAGAGCTTCCTCCTATACCAACTAATGAAAGCTTACAATTAGACGGTTTAGAGAAGAAGTTAGACCTATTAGAAAATTCTGATGAGGACCTACCAAAGCCAGAAGATATTAAGGGAATAGATTTTACAGTTAATAATTAAGAAAGGAAAAGGGATATAATATGATATTAAAAGATGATTGCATAGGACTTTTAGTACGTCTTGAAGATGAGGGTGTATCTAAAATTGAAGTAAACAAAAATTTATCAAAGCTTTTAACTGCTAAGGATATGAATGATCCAAAGGCAATAGAAGCGTTAAAGTTCATTGCTGCAAATAAAGGGCTTGCTGCTATTAACTTCTTTGAAGGTTTAAGACAAAAGCATAATAAGCATAATTCACCTCTATATACAAATATTATGAACTTTTCATTACAAGATGTTGATGCCTCTATAAATGGCAATGAAGTAGCTACTACTTTAGCAAGCTTACTTACACAAATATTCTTGTACAATAGCAAAATAGATGACAGCTTATTCTTAAAGCAAACAAGAGCTGTTGAAATAGCTAATGCTTTAGCTGATTACAGCTCAACTGGAGACTTAACAAAGTGTATGTCTTTATTAGCTGTAATTAAGTCTGACATCATGGTTTTAGAGTACCTAAATGATAGACGTGAGCTAAGCGCTTAATAAGCCAAGTGTGGCAAGCAATAAATTAGGGTGTGATAAGCATCCTAATTTTTTTATATTAAAATATATTATTAGCTAAATTAATTGATGTTGTTTTGTGGCAACTCAAAATAAAAATAAATTTTTATATTAAGGAGATTTACAACTATGTATTTCAAGAATGATTATAAGTTAGCTTACGAATTCGTAAAGAACAATGCTAAAGATATTTTTGGCACAAAGAAGAACATTCCAGATTTTGATGCTGACGTTGCTATGACATTTAAGGCTGGCGAAGAAGAAGCTGATTTAGAAGGAATTAAGTTAGTATACTTCAAAGATGGCTTTATCTACACAAGTAAAACTGGTATTCCAGCTGCTGATGATCAAAAGATTTCAGTTTATATTGGTGAAGATTTAGTTATCGGTGAATAGTTAATTTACACAAACTTTACAATTTTTAGAAATATTATTACTAATTTATGCTAAATTAATTGATTTAAAGTTTTTATTAGAAAATAAGGAAAACGAAAGATGACAAATAATAACAAAATTTTGGAAGCACTACAAATGCAACCATTATCAGATGAAGAGAAAGCTAAGAGACATATCCTTGGCAGATTATATGGTCCTATCGCTACTTGCAAGGAATCTACAAGAAACGGAAGACTTTATAATAGAGAGCTATGGGAAAAGGCATTAGCTGATGACATCTTTAAAGAAAAGGTTGCTAATAAGAGTTTATTCCTTGAGCTTGGACACCCAGCTGATA